GTCAGGCTTCACGCGCCAGATTTCTTCCCCTGACGCCACGAACAAATCGCCGTCAAAGCTTCCCGGCTGACTGTAGACGCCGCGAATGGGGCCAGAACCCACTTCCAGCCAGCGCCTCATGCCGGGACGCGAAATCAATGCCGCCTGTGTCGTGGTCAGGACAGGATTTTCTTCGAAATAGCGATTGCGTGTCCGAATGCGCGCCTCTTTGGCTACGCCTCGGAAATAATCGCTACGGGCAAGAGGAATGTCAGGCACAAATTATCCCCTACCCCAGAAATAACTGCCCCGCCGGAAAGCGCGATTAGACGAGAATTCGCGCTGCTGATCGTAGGCTTGAGTAGACATGAAAGGCCACGAAATGTCGTCGAGGATTTCAAGCGGCATAGATTGCAGATAGCGCGACACAAATTTGCGGCGCTCGCTCTGATACATCGCCTGACTTTGCGGGTCCATTGCCCGCCCGTAGCGCGGATTGATACGCATGGCCAAGAGCATGATGAAAAACATGTCAAACTCGGCAGGGAACGGCATTTCATCCGTTTCGACCACGCCGACAAGCTTCATCCAGTTGCCGAGATCAGCACGATAGAACCATTCTGCGTAAAGCCCATCGGTGTCGAGCAAAAGGGTCGATGCGCCCTCAATGGTTCGTCCGTTGGCATCAAGTGTGACAGGCACAGAAGCCAAGCGCCCAAACGGATCAGCAATCGCCATGCGAGAACCGTCTTGTGGCTGAAGAGGCAGGTAGAGCGTCTTGGGCTGCTCGTTGACTGCGATCAGTCTGGAATTGAGCATGGGGCGGTCGATCTGCTGTTCTGTCCAGCCGAGATCGTAAACCGGGCTTTCGCGTCCGAAATTGCCGAGCGGCCAATCCTGCAAAGCTTCGCCTGCTTCATCCCCATAGATCGTGGAAAAAAGCTGGTTCAGAAGCCGAAGCGCCTCTGTCTCCTGTGCTTCGTTCGGTGCCTTGCCAAGAGGAAGGATATTCCCCTCTCGGAAAGCGTCATTGATGATCGACGAAACTAGGGTCACAGAGGCGCTCCATACTTACTTGCGGCGAGCGGTGGTCTTCTTCATGCCCGTTTTCGCCATAGGCTTACTGTAGCTCTTCATCATGCTCTTTGCCATGCCCTTCGAGCCAAGCTTGCTTCCACACTTCTTCATGGCAGTTTCCTTCCAGTTAGAGGTCGTGCTCCACGACCTTCGGCTTACGCCCCCGCTTCGGTGCGGTTTCGGTGCTGATGATGTCATTGACTTCAACAACCTTGGACGGGTGGTCCTGCCAGCCTGCCGGAACGCTTTCGGCGTCCTCGAAAACTTTGGCCTGATCGTTCGGGCCATAGAACCACTTGGGAAATTCAGACATGCGGTGTTCTCCTTACGTGAAAAGCGTCCCTGATGCGCCTCCCGCCAGCGTTACTGTCATGCCCGCGCTGGTGTTCGACAAAACAGGGATACGGATAAATCCTTGTCCTGCCGTGCAAGGGTAAGCATCGACAAGCACAGTGCCGTCTGCATCGGTGACAGTGATCGTGCCCGCAGTATTGGCGAGAAAGCCTGCCAACGTCACGCCGATCTTGAGGCTGGTGTTTGCGGCCATCGGCTTCGCGTTGTAGTGTTCTTTGAGCTGACCCATCTGAAATTCCTTTTCTCTGGCGAAAACGCCCCTGCCGAGCGGGTATCGACAGGGGCGCTCTCAATTCGCCTCGGAGAACGCCAGGCGATGAGCCTGTTACGAGCCGTTGAAGCGTGCGATCCGCATCCGCTCGCGGACGTTGGTATTCAGCGCCACGTCAAAGCGAACGCCGTGTGCGCCGGTGTAGAAGTCGCTGTGCTGCCACATGCGGACAGTCAGCGGAATCTTCGACAGGCGGCGACGCATCGAGGTGTCCGAAGCCGGAAGGATCAGTGGCACAGTGTTGACCACGATGGCTTCCTTCTGGATCAGAACACGCGGCGAAAGCGTAGTGCTCGGAGCGCCAAGGAAGGTCAACACCGCGCCATTGGCCGGAGCCGCCGTGACGGTCGCATGAGCGGTATTGATGTTGATGTTGTCGCCCGTGCCCGATCCCGGAACGATGATCGCCGGAAAAATCCGCAGCGTGACAGCACCGCCGCTTGCAGTGGCATCTTCGATCACAGTAAACTGCTGGAGTCGTGCCGGAGTGACAGGAGCCTGCTTGCGGTTGTCGTAAGCAAACACGCCAGGGATCGTGAATACTTCACCCTTCTTGTAGGTCTTGGTGCCCGCGTTGCTCAAAACAAGTGTCTGCGTCATGCGGCGACCGTTAACCGTGCCAGCCTTGGCGACCGTCACATAATCAACATTCTGGTTGTTGCCGTTGACAGTGGCCTCTGCCGTCGCCAGCCGCGTTCCGGTCGTGAGAACCGGAAGCTGGTTGGTGAACATCGTCTTGTGGCCTGCCAGTTCGCCAGAGAAGCCACGGCGGTAGGTCGTAGTCGAAAGGTTGTCCGGAGCGGGCAGCTTCACGATCTGGTCGCCCAGCTTGTATTCATCAGTGTGGTTCATGATGAACGAAAGATCGTTGTCACCAACGCCGTTTTCCTTGAGGCGAGCATAGGCCGCAGCCGCGTCCACCCACTCGTCAATCGAGGATTGCCCATCGCCCAGCCAATCAGCCGAAGCGTTGGTGGCGATGCCGAGGATGTAGGCGTCGATCTTTTCGGCCATCGAAGTCGCCGCACCGAGGAGCGCCTTGCTCTCACGCGCCGAACCAATGTCCTTGATCTTGATGAAATCGCCCCAACCCATGTTGGCGTTGAAAGTGCCGGTAACTTCGAACAGTTCCGAACCGAACACGGTGCCATCGGTGCCGGAAGTCAGATCCTTCACACCGTTTTCAGTGCGAGTGATGTTGTAGCGCGGCGTGACTTGTTCGAGAATCTGAAGGCCGTTGCGATCATCCATCTCGCCATCATATTCGTTCCAGGTCACGGCGTCGGCAGTGACGAGATTGTTCTGGAGCACCATGGCAAAGGCGTTCAGAACCAGCTTCTGTTGTTCAACGGTAACGGCACCCATCGGGGATACTCCTTCTTGAAAAAGACAGTCCGGAATATCCCCGATACTGCCAGATTATCTGCCCTTACGAGCGTCCAGTTCCCAAGCCTTTTCGAAATCGTCAAGGTTATCGGTCGCTGGGTTGATGCTGGTCCGCGAGTTGGCCCCGCGAGCCGTGTTCTTTGGCGGTTCGCCCGCTTGGGGCTTGCGCCGAGGCGTCTTGCTGCGGCTGATTTCTGCATCCTTGTCCGCTACGTATCGCACCTGCTGATAAGGAGAAAGTTTCGCCACGCGGCTAGCTTCCTTCGGATCATTTGCGAGTTCGTAGAGGATTTGCACGCCGTGTTCCGCCTCAGCACAAGCCTCGAATGTCGGTTGTTCCAGATCCCAGTCACCTCGCATACCGGTATCGACAACCGATTCCTTGAAATCGTCGTAGAGTTCGATTCCGCGAGTGGTGAGATCATCGACCTTTTCCAGCAACGGTTGGAGATACTGGTTCTGCTGGTCGATTTCCTGCTGACGTTGCAGGGCCGCTTCGGCTCGTTCCGCAGCCTTTTGTTCGGCTACATACTGAATCCGATCCTCGATATATGCGGGATCGAGGTGCCCGAGTGGATACTTCTCGAAATCTGACGGATCAGGTTCAGGAGTTCCGGCGTTCTGATTATCACCAGAATTTCCGCCCTGCAAGCGCTTTTCAAGATTTTCCATCTTGGCAAGCAATTCTTGCATCGCACGCTGTTCGGTTTCCCGAAGCTGACGCGCCATTTCAGCCTTCTCACGCTTCAAGCGTTCAATCTGATAGTCTTTGGACGACTTTTTCGGTTTCGGATCAGTTTTCTCGTCCTGATCGTCCTGATCGTCCTGATCGTCCTGATCGTCCTGATCGTCCTGATCGTCCTGATCGTCGGTCTCTTCCGCTTCAACAGGTTCAGGGTCGGGCTTGGCAGGCGCACGCTTCTTCGCCGGTTTTTCTTCCGGCTGCTCGACAGCCTGACTGTCACCTACTTCGACCTCGCCCGAATTAGCAAAGGCTTCGAATTCAGGATCGGTCGCTTGGTTCTCGATATTCATCTACTGTTCTCCGTTGGTAGGCAAATTACGGGATTGTCGTTCTCGCACGCGTTCGTCGAAGTCCCGATCTTCGGCGGCAAGCCGGTTGTTCTGGTCAAGAACGTCCATGACTTCCCTGAAGTCCATGTCGTCAATTTTGGCAGCACGCTCCTGGTTCTTGGCTTCCACATCTGCGGCACGGCTCTGCGCATCCATGATCGCCTTGTAGGCTTGCGCTTCGGCAAGACGTGCACGCGCTTCATCATTCGAAGCCTTGGCCTGCTTTGCTGCCAATTCAACTTCGACCATCGCCTGCTCCACCTGCGCCTGCATCTGTGCCATCTGCTCCTGCATCTGTGCAGCCTGCTGCTGTTCCGGCGTCATTTCATCAGGCGGAATAGCGCCCGGAGGCAAAAGCATCTTGAACCGCTTGGCAAACTCGCCAGACTTCGGCCAATCCTGCGCCTCTGCAACCAGATCCATGACAACCCCGGCTGCTTGCGGCATGGCATTGACAAAGGCCATCATCTGTTCGGCGGCAAGCGAACGCTTGGTTTCGCTCGCTGGGCCGACCGAGACAGTCACGCCATACTTGCCGAGCGTCACATCCGAATTGGGATCGCTCGGATCGTTGATCGTCATCATCAATGTCTTGTCGTCGCGCCCAATAATCGCCAGCGTGCGCTGCGTGTCATAGAGGAACGGAATCAATTCGTTGATGTTCTTGGCACAACGCTCGTCGGCCAGCCTGCGACGATCAATGTAAATGTAGGTGCCTACATCGGACACCATCTGACGTGCCTGAATTGCCTTGCCCGACACTTCATTGCTTGGCATTCCCATCGCAGCTTCATGGATATTCGAAATATCCTTCATGTCCTGCGAGGCCATTGCGGCTTCGTTCACAAGCCCTGCGTCGATGCCCGGAGGCGGCACGTTGACCGGAGGCGTTTCCCCATCATTGTAATAGAGAAACGGGTCGTCGCTGGTCGGCGCACGACGCCAGCGGGCTTCGTGGCCTTTGACTGCATCAGGCGTGGCAAGCCACTTGTTGCGCGGTGCCGAAACAAGCTGCTCGGCCACTGTCGAGCGCCAATAGTTGTGAAGGCGCTGCGGGTCTTTCAGGAAGCGAATCAAGCCCCAGCGATGGATTTTCTCACCATCGTTCAATTCCCATCCCGGCACGCGGTAGATCGGGATCGACGAGATCGGATAGTCGTAAGGACCTTCGAGGATCGCGTTGCCCGAGCACACATAGAGGCGTGCAAAGCGATTCGGCACTTCGCGGATATAGGGGCTTCCATCGCTGCGGGTTTCAACGAAGTTGATGTATTCGAATTCCTCCATTTCGGTCACGTCATGCACGCTGCCGTCTTGGTAAAGCGCGAGCACTTTCACGCCTTCTGTCACCATGCGCCAGTAAGACACAATCCGAACGCAATCCTCTGACAGCCAGAAGCCGCTCTTGTTCCAACGCTTTTCATTGAGGAAGCTGACTTCTGCCGCCCAAGGCCAGCGGCGCTTGAATTCCTGCTGCGGAATGTCGTCGCCTACAAAACCCCATTGCGCGTCCTGTCCGCTCGGCTCAATCGAGAGAGG